GCCCGGCGCCGAGCGGGCGTGAGTCAGACACGCTTGGCGGCGCAGACCGGGCTCGACCTCGGCAATGTGAACGAGCTGGAACACGGCCGCAAGGCGGGTGCTCGCTTGGAGACGATGGTGGCCCTGGCGCAGGCCCTCGATGTCAGCCTGGATTACCTGGCCGGACTGACCGATCATCCCACGCCGTATCCCCGCGGTGAGGACGTGCTCCTCACCCCTGATCCCCTGCCGCCCCGCAGCCTCATGCACCGTCTCTTGACAAGTCCCTAATTCCTCAATACCCTACAGCACTAAGGCGCAGTGCGGTGGCGGCATCGAACCCGTACTGCGCCTGCTTTCCGGACCATGCCTCTGCCGTGCTGCGTCCTCTCCTATACCCCGGGAGCTGCGCATGCCACGCACGAAACCTGTCCCCGCACCGAGCACCCCCGCGGCGCCGGATGTGCGCGTCGTGCCCCTAGACTCGCTCCACCCGGACCCGCGCAACGCCCGTGTGCATCCCGACAAGAACCTCCAGGCGATTCGTGACTCGCTCCAGACCTTTGGTCAGCAAAAGCCCCTTGTCGTGACGACAGACGGCCTGATCGTGGCGGGCAATGGGGCCTGGCAGGCGGCCCGGCAGCTTGGCTGGACGGAGATTGCCGTGCAGGTGACTACCCTGGACCCCGCAATGCTCAAAGCCTACGCCGTCGCTGACAACCGTACCGGAGATCTGTCGGTGTGGGATGATGACACGCTCAGTGCCACCCTCAAAGCCTTGCAGGATGACGCCCTGCCGCTGATCGGTTGGGATGAGGCTGACCTGCGCAACCTCTGGCCGCAGACGCGAGAAGGAGCGATGCACGATGCTGTTCCGCAGCTCGACCACGCCGCCGCGCTCCACGCCCAGTACGGCGTGGAGGTGGGGCAACTGTGGGCCTGTGGGGCGCATCGCGTGCTCTGCGGGGATTGTACGGACACGGCGGGGATTGAACGGTTGCTTGGAAGGCAGCGACTCGATGCCCTGTGTACTGATCCCCCCTATTCGAGCGGTGGGCAGTTTCGCAGTGATCGGTCTTTACCCACAGCGACCAAATATGTCCAGTCTGATAGTCACGCCACCTATCGCGGCAATTTCTCTGGGGATAACCGCGACCAACACGCTTTTTTGACGTGGGCGTCCTTATGGATCAGCGCGGCGTTTGTCTACAGTAAACCCGGGGCGATCTGTCTCGTGTTTACCGATTGGCGTCAGTTGCCAACCATGAGCGATGCCCTGCAATGTGGTGGCTGGGTCTGGCGCAATCTCGTGACGTGGTGGAAACCGGGGATACGGATGCAACGTGGTCGATTTTCGCTGTCGGCTGAATATGTGCTCTATGGCTCCAATGGCGTGCCGACCGCAGGCGAGACTTCTCCGCAAAATGTGTTACAGCGTATGCCTGTTGATGGGGAAGCGAAACAGCATATTGCGGAGAAGCCAGTTGCCCTCCTTGAGGACATCTTGGGGGTTACTGTCGCTGACGGGCTGATCTATGATCCGTTCCTTGGCGCTGGGAGCACCCTTATTGCCTGCGAGCATCTGGGGCGGCGGTGCTATGGCATTGATATTGACCCTGCCTATGTCGCCGTGGCACTTGAGCGGTGGGCGCAGGTGACTGGCCAGACGCCCGTACTGGTGGAGGGCTGAGCGTTGGGCCGCAAGACCAAACTCACCCCGGCGCTGCAAGATAAGATGATCGAGGCGCTGCGCGTGGGGGCCGTCCATGAGGATGCGTGCCAGTATGCTGGGATTGATCACGCCACGTTTTATCGATGGTTGCAAAAGGGGGAAGCCGGCCAGGCCCCGTACCGCGAATTTTGCGAGGCGATAAAAGAAGCCGAGGGGAAAGCCGTGGTGGGGTGGCTGGCGGAAATTGAACGGGCCGCACGCGCCGGGAACTGGCAAGCCGCGGCCTGGAAGCTCGAGCGTCGCCGCCCCAAAGCCTACGGACGCCAACCCTTTGACGCCGACGCCGCCCCACCCCCGGACATCCACGTGCACATTCACACCGCCCGGGAGCGCCTGAGCACGCGCCTCGAGCACCTGGCGCAGCGCCACGGGGAGGATGCCGCTGGTGTCAACTAGTACCCTCTCGCCAGCAAGCCAACTGGCCCTCCTCCCAGCCGTCGAGCGTCAGGCGTTCTTAGCGGAACTCACCCCCGAGGAGTTGGCGGCGCTGGAGTATGACTGGCAGGGCTTCTGGTCACGCCCCGCGCAACGCCCCCCGCCGGGCGCCTGGAAGGTCTGGCTCATCCTCGCCGGTCGGGGCTTTGGTAAATCCCGCACCGGCGCCGAGCAGGTCCGCGAGTGGGCGCGCACCCCGAAGCAGCGCATCGCCCTCATTGGCGAAACGGCCGCCGACGTGCGCGACGTCATGGTGGAGGGCGAATCTGGCATCCTCCTGTGCTGTCCCCCCTGGCTGCAACCGCGCTATGAGCCCTCGAAGCGCCGCCTGACCTGGCCGAACGGCACCACGGCGACGACGTATAGCGGGGATGCCCCAGAGCAGCTCCGAGGGCCGCAGCACCACCACGCCTGGTGTGACGAGCTGGCCAAGTGGAAATATGCGATTGACTGCTGGGATAACCTGGAGCTCGGGCTGCGCCTCGGGGATGATCCGCGCTGCGTCGTCACTACCACGCCGCGCCCCATCCCGCTCCTGAAGCAACTGCTGGCCGACCCCGGGACCGTGGTGACGCGGGGCTCGACCTACGATAACACGGTCAACATGGCGCCCTCCTTCAAGGAGCGCATCCTGGCGCGCTACGAGGGGACACGCCTGGGCCGTCAGGAACTCTACGCCGAGGTGCTGGAGGACACGCCAGGCGCCTTGTGGAGCCGCCAGCTGCTGGAGGACACGCGGGTGCGCGCAGTGCCAGCCCTGAAACGGATCTTTGTCGGCCTGGACCCCGGGGGTGACGCCGGGATTGTCGCGGCGGGGCTGGGCGAGGACGGCCACGGCTACGTGCTCGACGACCGCAGTGTGTCGGGGTCCCCGGCGACCTGGGCGGGCCAGGCGATCGCCACGTATCACACGCTCCAGGCGAACGCCATTGTCGCGGAGCGCAACCACGGTGGCGAGATGGTGGAACTCACCCTGCGCACGCAGGACCCCAAGGTGTCGGTGCAGACGGTGTGGGCCAGCCAGGGGAAATATGCCCGGGCCGAGCCGGTGAGCGCCCTCTATGAGCAGCGCAAGGTGCACCACGTCGGGATGTTCGCGGCCATGGAAGACGAACTGTGTAATTGGGTCCCAGGGGAGGGACTCCCGTCCCCGAACCGTCTCGACGCGCTGGTGTGGGCGCTGACCGCGCTGATGCTCGGGCCTGGACCGGCGCCGCTCGTCGGGGTGGGTGGCACGACGCAACAGAGTCACTGGAGGAGCTAGCCCGTGGCAGAAACCAATGGAGTGATCGCGCCATCGCTGAATGTGCCACAGCCAATGCAGCCCATTGGTGTGCCAGGCTTGCGGGGCATGGGTGGGTATGTCAGGGAGGAGTTTCTCCAAGAGCTGTCTGGGCCAACAGGCGTACAAACGTTTAAAAAAATGCGTGATAACAGTCCTATTATTGGCGCAATCCTTTTTGCGACAGAAATGCTCGTCCGCCCGGTGGGGTGGTCGTGCACGCCCGCCGATGATAGTCAGGAAGCCGCCGACCTCGCCGCCTTTGCGCGCCACGCCCTCTTTGATGATTGCTTGAACACCTGGTACGTGCGCCTCTCGGACATCCTCTCGATGCTCCCGTTTGGCTGGGCGCTCATGGAGTGGACGCTGAAGCGCCGCCAGGGACCGCACCGCGATCCGTGGCGCTCCTCGTCCGCCACGGATGGCCGTCTGGGCTTTGCCGATATTGGCCTGCGTTCCCAGGATACGCTCATGCGGTGGGATGTGAGCGAGCGCGACGAGGTGCAGGGCATGGTGCAGCAGCCACCGAACGGCGGCCCCATCGTCACCATTCCGCGTGCCAAGTCCTTGCTCTTTCGACCGACCTCCTACAAGTCGAACCCCGAAGGCCGCTCCATCCTGCGCACCGCCTACCGCCCGTGGTATAACCTGACGCAGATTGAGAACATCGAGGGCATTGGCATCGAGCGCGACCTGGCCGGTCTGCCGGTGGTGAAAGTGCCGCCCGAAGTGATGGCGGGGCACCAGGCCGGTGCGACGGCCGAGGCCCGGATGATCTACCAGCAGTACGAGCAACTGGCGGTGAACATTCGCCAGAACGAGCAGGCCGGGATTGTCTTCCCGCTGGTCTACGATGCGGAGGGCCACGAACTCTATAAGTTGGAACTGCTCTCCAGCGGGGGCCGTCGCAACTTTGATACGGATACGGTGATCAAGCGCTACGAACTGCGCATTGCCCAGAGCGTGCTGGCGGACATGATCCTCGTGGGCCATGAGCAGGTGGGGAGCTATGCGCTGGCCAGCAGTAAAACGAATCTCTTTGCCACAGCGCTCGGGGGGTACCTCGATGCGATCAGCGACGTGTTTCAGCAAGAGGCGATCCCGGTGCTGTGGCAAGCCAACGGGCTGCCGCTCCCGCTCATGCCGCACGTCGAGCATGGGGACG